GCAGTACCAAATGCTCGCACAGTGCCACAGATTTTCTTGGATGATCAACTGGTGGGCGGGTTCACTGAACTCAGAACAAAACTAACAGAAAGCAAATAATGGAAATTGGAAAAGTTTACACATTCAAACTGAACTCTGGCGAGGAAATGATTGCTAAAGTTGTGGACGCTGGTGAAGGCTATGCCATGCTACAAGACCCTGTAAGCGTGGCTCCTGGGCCACAAGGCATGGGACTTGTGCCGTCAATGTTTACCGCAGATCCTGACAAAAATCCCCGGCTAAATATGAATTGTGTTGCTATCTCTGCATTGACAGATGAAAATGTGCGTATGAAATACATTGAAGCAACCACAGGCATCAAGGTGCCAGAAAAGAAAATCTTAGTGGGATAATATGGCAGGAATACAACGAGTGGGCGATGCAAACGGAGCAGGCGGTGTGATTACATCGGGCATTGATTCTGTGCGCATAAACGGAAGGCCAATTGCCACAACTGGTCAAGGCGTCAGTGCCCATCCATGTTGTGGTCGTAGAGGATGCCCACCTATTCACTGTTATGCTACAACTGCCGGAGGATCTGGCTCAGTTCGAGCTGGCGGAATAGCAGTAAGCCTAACTGGAGATGGGGACACTTGTGGTCATGCACGTGCCGGCGGCAGCGGCGATGTTAGGGCTGTATAATGGCAGGTATCCTTACTCCACTACAACTTACTGCGGCGTCAGCCTTGTTAAACAACACCGGCATTGATCCGTTACCGGCGGCATTGACCACTGCCATTTCAACATTTAATAGTGCATCTCCTGTTGCAAATTTTCTCACTGCTGTGGCCAATTACACTGCCGCATCATTTGCTAATGCAACAACATTGTCATCATTGATGACCATTGGCAATACAACCATACCAGCATTGGGTGATAGTATTCCGGCAGCATTTACTAATCTTACTGCGGTTACTACTGTGCCTGCAGGGTTTTCGGGATTGATTCAGCAAACTGGAAACAATTATCTTGGCAATGGAGATGTTGGTAGATTTAGCCAAGGTTTTATGGCAGTACAAAGCTATATTAATATTACAAATCAGTTTATTAATTCTTCTGTAAATGCGCAAACATATCTTGGCCCTACTTTTACCAATATGGATGCATTGACCACCAATAGTATTAGTGAAGTAAATCCAGACTTTGGCAACTTTGCCACTGACCTGGTCAACCAAGGCAACTTAACCAGCTTGAATGACATTAAATTGTATGGCACACCTGCTGGCCTGTTGCGTCAATTGGCTGCAGAAGGTAATATGGTAGGTGGAGTATTTGCACCTGTGCAAACCCCATTGTTGGCAGCAGGATTGTCAACCAAAGACATACAAACTTTGTTAGCAGGACCGACTACAGTTTCGGACAATGAATATCTGCGTTTACAACAGTTGGCCTATCAAGGTATGACTAATGTTACCAGCACCAATCTACAACAAGTGTTGAGTATACTAGAAGTTACCACACCCAATATTACCAGCATGGCTGACCTGTTGGACCAAATCAAGATATTTCCCAACAGTTACACCACACTACTGACTCCTACTCCTGAAGGACCTGTACCGGTATATGGTACAGATGGCAGTGTCAACATGAACCTTGCTGACAATGTGTCAGCATATCTAGCATCTCCTAATGGTTGTGAAGATTTGGGCAAGGTAATTCCGCCGGCACAAGCAGTGGCTAACAAGGCTGTACAAGTAGCATTTGAGCAAATCACTAACATTACCAATACCACAATGCCTGTGTTGGCCAATACCATTAATACTGCATCAAGAACTCCTTGGAATATTAATACACCATATCTTGCCAATGCGGTAGTAGCAGATGCACCAGCAGTGCCCGCAGTAGGGAATCTAGCACAATTGAGTCCAGACACTGTGTTTTATCGTGCGCAACAGGATGTGCCTGCAGGTACAAATATCAACAATACCAGTTATTGGTTGCCAACCACAATTGATGGACTTAGTACCATGTCCGGACTACCGTTAATCCAGGCGCAGACCACGGCCACTACTTCCGGGGTAGACGACTATTATGCCAGCAACATAGCTATTGGTTCAGCGTCTGATGGGACCATAACCACTTGTGATGTGATTGGCACTGCGATTGATTCTAGCAATATTACCGCACAACTTGCCATTGCTACTTCGGCCCTGGCCAATATTAGAACTTTAGTTGCAAACGCTACGGCCAACGTTACTAATATTAATTCAGCGTATGCGGCCATTGCTGTTGCAACCAGTGGCACCGATGTGGTAGCTAATATTGCCAAAGCAAATGGAAACATTGCTAATATTTACGCCAATGCCAACGTTCAAGTGGTGTCCAATGTAACGGTTCTTAACAATGCTTGGTCTGCTATTGCCAATGTACTCAGCACAGAAAAAACATACCAAACATACGCTGGTGTTGACTATACTAATTTGCAAGCTGGCGAAAGGGTTAGCACAATGTCTTTGGTGCAACAACTGCCCATTTATGGCACTCAAACCAGTTCTTGTGGCCCTGCTTACTTTCTTGGACAAGTGGCCAACACCAGCATCATTGGTGGCCAGGCCATAATTGGTGCCATGCGTGAAGGTCAAAACAACCAATTACTCAACGCCTCAAGATTGAACGTAGCCACCACTCCCGGTGCAACTCTAGCAGTGACTCCTGTGCCTGCTGTGACTCCTGTATACTAAAGTATACATTTTTATTGGTTGACCAATAAACACATTGCCGCTATAATTAGGGCATGTGGACCAAAGTACAACGACAAATACTAAAGTACTACTATTGTACTAATTTTACGGTAGTAGAACTCCTGGTGATTGTAGGGTTATTATTTTGGTTGACCAGAAATGTGTTATTTGCTATAATTATGGCATAGTAAGCAACAAAGGAGCCCGAAATGACCCAGATGTCCAAGATCCAGCAAGTCAACTCTGCTATCATGTTTGGTGAGTTTTCAAACACTGAACTTGACAGCATTATCAGTGCAGTGCAATTTGCCAAGACAAGCCTGCGTAAACACAATATCCGTCAGTTCGCCAAAGGCGACACAGTGAAGTTTCACAGCACCAAACGTGGCATGACCATGTCGGGCACTGTGAGCAAGATTGCTATCAAGTATGTGACAGTGAGCACACCCCAAGGCTTGTGGAAAGTGCCTGCTAACATGCTGGAGGCAGCATAATGGCTCGATACAATGATGAATACTTTGTCGACAAGTATGAATACTTTGACGAAGCCTATATACGAGACTTATTGGCCCAACATCCTGCTGAGTGTGTGTTTGAACTGGATGCACCTAAAAACATTGTGCAACGGTTGTCAGTTAAAACCAAACATGAGTGGCTGAGGAGCATCGAGATCAAATTCCTCGATGGAGACGATGAACAGCAACGCAAAAATCTGCAAGAATTTCGAGCTTGTGTGATAGCCAGTGAGATCTACTGCCCACATGAGGGCATTGACAGATTGGCAGAGTGCGGTGTAAAAACTTTGGATTGGGAGACAGCATGACATTTCGACGCTGGCTAACTCAACGTTGGTATGCTCACTGCCTTGAAATAGAAGAATGGACTGGCCGCATGCCAACATATCCAATGTCAGAATATTTTGCCAAGTACAAATATTGGCTCAAACGCGAATATCGTCATCAACAAGGAGAAAAAAATGGGTCTTGATATGTATGCCTATGTGGCCACCCGTGAAGGTCAGCAACGCGAATACTACGACGGTGCTGAGTGGGATGAAACCTCCAAAGATCTTGTGAATACAAAGGTAAACAAGCCGCGTGAGATTGCCTACTGGCGCAAGCATCCTAACCTGCATGGATGGATGGAAACATTAGCCGAGCAAAAGAAGTTGAAATATGATTCTTTCAACGGCGTGGAAATGGAACTCACTGCCGAAGACTTGGATGCCCTTGAACGCGATGTTAAAAAGCGTCAACTGCCGGCTACATCAGGATTCTTCTTTGGCGACAATTCGGATCAACACTACTACGACCATGACTTGGCGTTTATCAAAGCCGCCAGAACAGAAATGTTTATGGGCTTGAAAGTGTTTTATAACTCATCATGGTAAGGCGTTAAGTATATGAATGACACAGATTACAGCCACTCAAGGTATGACGCCATAATGGCCGCAGGATGGATCCGAGACCTAGAAAGCTCTGACAGTCGCATTCACAAAGAAAAAGTGATTGAAAAGGCTCTCATGGCTGCTCGGCTTGGCAGTGCCGATGCACAGTGTTTTTTGTTCAATTGCTACCAAGCCTACAATCCTTTCTATGTGTTTGGCATCCGCCAGGTGCCTGAGACTGTGGGACTGACTGGTCGTGTTAATCCCTGGACACAGTTCTGGGCCCTTCTTGAAGGCCTACGCACTAGATACATCACAGGCAATCGTGCTAGAGAAGCAGTTGAACAAATGAGCCAGCAGTTTGACTCAGAAGAATGGAATGGCCTAGCTCGTCGCGTGTTGATCAAGGACCTGCGATGCGGTGTTTCTGAAAAGACCATCAACAAGGTTGTGGGCCGAACTGAATACCGGATTCCTGTATTTTCATGTCAGTTAGCACAAGACTCAACCGATCATCCTAAGAAAATGAAAGGTATCAAGCGCCTGGAGTGCAAGTTAGATGGGGTTCGTGTGTTGGCAGTTGTGAGTGGTGCCACAGTCACACTGTACAGCCGCAATGGCAAAGAGTTTGAGAACTTTCCGCAGGTTGCTGATGCTATTGAAGATGCTCGCAAGCACTTCCAACATGGACGTGGCACCGGCGGACATTATGTGTTGGATGGTGAGATTGTGGGCGAGAGTTTTCAACAGCTCATGCGCCAAGCACATCGCAAAAGCGATGCCGAAACCACAGGCATGGTATATCACATTTTTGATATCATGCCACTTG